CTGGTGTCGTGGGCGGTGACGATGGTGTCGGTGTTTGTGGTGGCATTTCTATGGCGAATTCGTCGCCATATATATCTTTCAAGGCTTCCTCCGTCCCTAAGTTTCCCGCTATCTGCTGGGTGGCTTGCGTATTCATAGCCCCTTGCTGTGCCAACCATGCCATGCCCGTGTCCATGTCGTTTCGTAGTGTTGAAAACGCATTTATCCCACGGGTCATATCTGATTGTAGTCCCGCAATGGCATTGCCCCCACGGGTTATATCTGTTTGTAGTTTAAGCACGCTGTTGCCTTGTTCATATTGTCCTTGTACAACGTTCGTAAGCCCCCTTGATAGCATTGCCATGGATTCCTGTGTCTCATCGGCTTGTCTCGCTTGTTCGTCTTGTTGTCGGCTCACCGCCGTCACGCCTTCGACTACCCTNACTAACGCCCTTTGNGTGTCTTCATTTTGCGTTAATCCCTCGTTTATTGAACCCCGCACGATATCTAAGTCACGGCGGGTAATTCCTTGGGTTAAGGACTCTCTCATCATGTCTAGGGCTAGTTGTTGTCGGTCGGCGGTATTCTGCATCCCTTGTTGCAATTCTTGGCGATATTCTAGTTGTGATTGTGCCACCGTGTCAAGTGCTTGTCTGGCATCCTGTACTTGGAGGCGGGTTGCCGTTGATTCGATTGCCAAATCTTCTTGCAAGGCTTGGCGGGCATTTTGCAACCCAAGGCGGTTTGATTCTCTTGTGGCCTCTACCTCTCTTGTTATATTCCCCTGCATAATGTCTAGGGCTTGTTGTTGTCGTCTTGCATTGTCCTCTATGGCTCGGTTAACCCCATCTTGGAATGTGGTGTCCCTAATGCCCCCCGCTGTTTGCTGGTTTTGTACATTCAATACTTGCGTCCCCAATCCGTCCACCCGTCGCCTTAATACATCAAAATTACCCGTGAGGTCTTTCAAGTCCAACCCCTGTTGCATCGCACTAGAACGAATCCCGCTAACATTTTGCATTATATTGGTATTCATTTCAGCCTGTCGGGAGTTGTCGGATAAATTGCCCCTCCCCCGTTGCCCCCTCATGCTGGTCGTACGTGCGGCGAATCCTTTGGCGGTCTTTGGCATTTTGGGTTTTGGGTCTGCTCCTGATTTACCGACATTGATATTGATAGTGATGCCTTTTGGGATTTTAGATTTATCCTTCTTCTTCTTCTTTTTCTTGTCTTTTTTGGTCTTCCTTTTCTTCGTCCGTTTGGTTAAAGGCTTTTTGTCTTGTTCGGATTTTGACATTATATATAATCATTATATATTTTAATCTAAAATAATTTCTTCAAAGTTTTTGAAAAAGCGATATGACGACGATTTCTTCAACGTTTGGTCTATCATAAGATGGTTGTACCTTCCATTAAAAATAAAGTTGAACAAGTCTAAAGAATTTCTTTTATGTATCGGTAACAGTTCGCCGCATATGGCTTCCTGTTCCTGCATGGTCTTCGGTCTAAACAAAAAAATGACATTGGCGTTGTTTCTTATCTGGGTGGGCAGTTGGCGGTATGACTGGACTAATATGATGCATGTTAAATTTTTATGCCGTCTGTTCTGTAAAGTCTTCGTGAGTAGGGTCTCGTTATGCCTGTTTTGGCGTAAGGCGGCGGCTACATCGTCCAATATCAAAAGGTTGAATTTGGTTTCGCCGTCTTGTTCTCCTTCCATCATGGAGGCATCTAAATGCCCGTCAAGGTCTTCCATGCACTCATGAAAGTCATCATATTTTTGTGATTTTGGAATTTTAAAAACGTCCTGCTTAAGAGTTGCCAGACTGGGCGAGGTTAAAATAACTTTATGAAAACACTTACGGAAACTTTGCTTATATCCGTTGATTGACCCCGCCTTGCTTATTAGATTCGTCATGAGTGACGTTTTCCCTGAACCACTGGAACCAACAATCAAAATAAGGCTACCATTGACTATGATATCCAACGGCGGGACGATATTTTTGCATAAGGTGTGGTCTGTATCCATCGGGACGGCTCCATAATTTATGTTGTCGTTTGGTATTGTTTTATACATCTTATATATATATAATCATAATATTTTATTGATTCATTTAAATATGAGAGTAGGGCGATATGCTTGTTGTGGTGGTTGTGGTGTGGGTGGTCTTGGTGGCGGTGTGTCGCTGTCGCTGTCGCTCTCGCTCTCGCTACTGCTACTAACATATACCTTTTTGGGTTTCCGCTTTGGTTTTGGTTTTGCCTTCTTCTTTTTCTTTTTACTTACATACACGATCTCGGGTTCGTCCTCACTGCTGTCACTACTGTCGGATTCAACAACGACTACCTTTTTTTTAGGCTTCTTCTTGGTCTGTTTGGCTTGTTCCGCCTCACCTTCAAGCCTTTCAAGTTTGGATTTAGCCATCGCCAAAGCCATATTTTTCCGTGATTTCTCTCTGCCTCGGGCAAGTGCTTCTTTTTGTGCCTGACTCAATGGCGGGCGGCCTTTTCGGGCGGGTTTTTGGATTGATTCGGGTTCGGGTTCGGGTTCGTTGGTGTCTTCAATTTCTGCGGTGTTTGGTTCTACGTCGGGGGATTCCATTGTTTATAACATTCTATAGGTTTTTAAATTATATTTTTTTCCAGCGGTGGAGTTTTTATTAAATTTAGATATTTAAAATAAAACCTATAGATTATATATATACAATGGCAACCAAGGAAGAAGAACCACCACAAAAGCAACTAATCGAAGATGATTTTGAAGAGAATCCCGAGAAATGGCACGCCGTACCCGCCTCTATGTTGGGTATGTTTGGGACAAATGACAACACGGATGCCGTTGATAAAACAAATTGGGACGCTTTGGACTACAGTGCAGGGCGTGATATCAATTGGTACCGTGAACGGTTTGGCGGTTTCGGGGAAGATGTGCTGGAGATATTGGCACATTGCGACGGTACCAACACTAAGAAGGATAGCAATGGCAAAAACCACTATGACAGAAAAGAAGACTTGGAAGAAGAACTAAGGAAAAAACTCACGGTTAGTTTTGATTGATACAATATTTTGATATGTGCATAATCATATAATAACATAACTTATGTTTATTGAATATTTGCTGACGGATAATGCAACCATGTACTTTTCGTTGACGTATTAAAAACCATTGACGCTTCCAATATTCTAAAGTACTGCCGTGGTATGTCTCGTATATGGACGGGGGTATGTTCATAGTGTTGCCAGTGTCTAATACGGTCTTATACATTCTTGCCTTCTCGGTTGATACCATTTTAATATATATTATATAAGTATATTATAATGAGTAAAAATTTACGTGGTTTGAGCGGTTCGAGTGTTACGATAAATTTACTTGACATTGATGCGAATTCTGTGACGGCTACTACTGGCACTTTTACGGACATAATTGCGACCAACTATTCGATAAATAACGTTTCTATAAGCAACCTTATTGTAAGTGGTGTTGTTCGTCTAACTGGGATTGTAGATGCCCCCGTGACATTACTTCCCGAATATGAGATTTTATTTAAAGACCCTTATAATAACTTGGTCTATAAATTCTCCAGTCTGGTTTTTAACACTACTTCAGGCACTTTGAAAAGTCCAGACATCATAACGGCTACTATGACAGTCGGGGACATAACTGTGACTGGTGATATTACTCTGGTTGGTTCTATCGATTCCCTTGAAGTGACTGGACAAACAGATTTAGGCACGGGGTTAAGCATCCAATCACTTGCGTCCGTAGCAAGCAATAGCGTGCATCCCTTAGTTTTATGGAATTCAACAACAAAAAATATATCACAGGATAACACAAAACTTTATTATGACACTACAACGGACACCTTATACACTCCTAAAATAAGCGTGACAGACTTCAATATCGTCCCCGTGACTCGTTCGGATGATGTGGAATATCCCGTCGTGTTTTTTGATGACAATACGGATAATTTAGCCGTAGATAGTATAGCAAGTAATATACAATATAACCCAAGTGCCAACCGTTTGACGGTGGTAAATTGTAGAGTAACGCAGGACTTACAAGTGCAGGCATCGACATTTCTGTCGAGTTCCCTCTATATTAATTTACTAGACAGTGTCCAATCAAACACGATATATTCGATGATGATGTGGGATAAAAACAATGTTCTATCAAATAGGGCGGTCGTCGTTGATTCGTCTCAATTTTATTATGACACTTCCACGGACACGCTACATGTCCCAAATATCTCTACAACTATACCAAATTTACAAATCGTAGCCATCTCAAAAACCGACAATATTGACTATCCAGTGACCTTTCATGATACCACCCTTAACAAGGTATGCAAAGACTCGGCCTCCGGTTCTTTTAGGTATAACCCATCAACAAATAAATTATCAGTACGTAACATAAATTGTGAATTTAATCTGGAGGTGTTGAATAAAACATTTTTAGGTAGCACCGTATATATCAATACTCTCAACCCCGTCGCAACCAATACGACATACCCGCTTTTAGTATGGGATAATACGGGAGCGTTGGACGATAGAGCAATATCATACGACACAACAAAACTATATTATGACACTACAAGCGATACATTATTTGCCCCAAATATATCCGGAAATCTTGACATCGTGGCAACAATTAAAAATGACAGTATCGAATATCCCGTGTCATTCCATGACACCACCCTTAATAAGTTATGCATTGATGGGAATTTGAAATTTAAATATAATCCCGATGAAAACAGGCTAACCGTAAAAAATGCCCTCATTAACGATGCTTTCGAAGTTGTGGGACAAACAACCCTAACGGATGCCACCATGACGGGCGATACCATCATTACAGCAGTCAATGCCACAGTAACGCCACTAAATACCAACTGTCGGCTATTGTATCTAGAGGGAAACGGGTTAACAGGAAGGATATCTGGAAATGGATGCTACTACAATCCAAACGGCGATGTGTTGTTCGTCACCCATTTGCAAGGGAATGTACATTCCCGCAGCCCAATTTTTATAATTCTAAATTCGGCAGTGGGTAATGCTACTATCGAACAATTCACCCACAGCGACAGCCAAGTTTATTTAAGATATCAGCAACCATATGGACATCTTTTTAGAATCGGTTCTTCGCCAAGTCTGCTAATAACAAGTGGCCTATCTACTATATATACCCCGTTTAGATGTGATGGCGATTGTACTATTGAATATAAGCCCGCATTAGCATCCGAAAACCGAGATATGAGGGTTGTGGTTAGCGATGTAGGAGCCACCGACAAGACGATAAAACAGCATAATCAGTTTACATTTAATCCGTCCACGACATTGCTATCAGTCCCAAACATTAACGCTACTGCGGTAACGGCGGGTACATTGGATGTCACAAACAACATGACAGTTAGCGGGACTTTTACATGCGGTGACATAAACTTTGGTAGTTTG